GCTGACGCGAGCCATATTCTCAAGGATTTGTCTCCCTGCTCGCAACCTTCTTCGAGAGAAGATGTAACGTGGTATTCGCCACGATCAGAGCGTAGCTCTGAAGTAGCATCCTGGAAAGATGCTGTCACCCACATTCCGTGGGATCCACAGGACCATGTCCTGTCAACGGGGTCGTTTCCATCGACCTCAATCCTTCGCTGGCGTAATAACCAGCGAAATTGTACCTGTGGGGTGAAACACAGGTCTCTTTTCGAGCTTTGTAAGCTCGTAGTCGCTCCCCATATAAGGGAGCCTTCAAACCCTCTTGTGGGGGTAAAAGTCTGCTGGAATGCAGATAATATCTGGGAATGTAAGATTCCCAGAGAACTGTCCGGCCTCAATAAGAGGGTGGACTTCGAGAATCTCGGTACGATCTACCGAGCGAACAAGGTCCTCTTTGAAGGGACCTATTGGTTTCCCCGACTAATATCGGGGGATGCTGGCGGTGCAAAGCACGGCCGTAACGGAATCGCAGTCCTGCGACTCCTTGCTGGGCTCCGGAGTTTCTCCGGACCTGAAAGACTAGATCAACTAGTCAAGATGAAGATTGTGAAATCTTCAGTAAACAAACTGCGGCAAATCCTTGCCACAGTCGATGGTCTGCTTATGCAGATGGTTCTCAGTTTCCCGGACGAGGAAACTGTTATGTGCTGGTCCACAATGGACCGGCTTGCAAACAGCCTTATAAGCTGTTTATTACCGGATTACTTCCGGGATCTCCGTGGTGATCACAGCCACGTTTCGACCTTTGAAAAGGTTAAGAAGATACGTAAAAGTATCAAGAAATATGGGTTTAATCCCATAGGTACAGCTAAGGCTGTTGAAGTTCCTCAGGAACTTAGTTTCTTCAGGTTTACCCTGAAGCTTTTGGGTGACGGAAAGTCACCTCTAGACACGTACCGTGTCATGACGCTCTCCCAAACGAGAGCTTCGGGGGTACCCCCGAGAAGCGTTTACTACAAGACGCTGGATAAGATCGTTAAGATCTTAAAGGAGCCTAGCTCCTTAGATGCCTATAAGGCATTTGGTCCGTATATTGGGCCTGCAATAGACAAAGTCTATTTTTCTGTCCTCCAGTCACTGGGGGGCAACGAGAACCGTGACCGGTTCTTTACTAGCTGTGTTAGCGCAGCTAAGATATCCCTGTCAGACTCAGGGGAATTCTTCACAAAAAGTGAAGATGGTGGGAAGCTTGAAGCTGCCCGATTGGTCCTTAAGGACCTAAAAGAGGTCGACAAAATCGACCTTAATACCGGTGTTAAAACCGGTAAATTGGTTAGAACTGAATCTAACCAAGGAGAAATGCTCTTTTACTGGGCATGTAACCAGTTTCTCGACAGAGAAACTATATATGACAGAAACTTAATGTCTGTCAGAATTTCCCTAGTGGCTGAACTAGGGAAGTACCGGGCCATAACAGTGTCCCATTTAGCACATGCTGTGCTACTACATGTGTTGTCACATGTTCTCTTGGAATTCATACGTGTAATTCCAAGTTCAGAAAGCGGTGTTGGAGCCGCTAATCACGCTTGGAATTTCTTCAAGCGACTTTCGCACAAGAACCCTAGTGCGAACTTTATCTTTGGTGACAAAGATGTTTTCTTGTTCTCGGTTGACTGGGAACAAGCTACTGACTTCTGCGACCATAAGGTCGCACAAGCGATACTAAACAAACTTTGTGTTTGTTTTGGAATACCGAACTGGTATAGGCAAACGTGTGCGTTTGCATTATGTGCTCCACGTCAAGTGGAGACGTTAGATCCAGAATCAAAAGTTCTGGAGATGTTTCTCACCCAAAGGGGTGAGTTGATGGGTGACCCTGTAGTAAAGGTCATCTTACATTGCTATCATTTGGTAGCAAGACACGCGGTAACCCGCGTTATGAGGGCTTAGCCCTCACCCTGGAATAACAGGGCAGTCTTTCCGCACGCCGGTAAGAGAGGGCAGCGAGCCCAAACACCCGGCCGAAAGGCCAC